GAGCGAGCAAAGCCCCGAAGCTATTCAAGAGGCGATGGGTGATCAGAATCGCATTTCTTATAGGGAATGCATGGAGAAACTTTACAAGTTCTGCTGGAATCGTGCTGATAAGGTTTGGAGCAACGGTTCTGTCTTTGATATCATGATTGCCGAACATGCTTTCCGAGAACTGGAAATCAAGAATCCTTGGCAGTTTTGGAATATCCGCGACTGTCGTACTATCTATGAACTCGCCGGCGTCTCGCTGAAAGACGGCGGACATGTGACCTCACACAAAGCACTTGAAGACGCTGAACGTCAGGCTATTGTCGTGCAGAAGGCTTATCAGAAACTCATTTCGGCTGGATTTACTCATCTTCGATGAAAGTTCCTAACCGCTTCGAAGACTTCGATCCAGATGATCCTGATATTGAGTTTCGAAACACCCGTTGGGAATATTGGGGTATACTTAAAAAAATCCGAACTGAAGCTTTGGCAAACTCCCCGCCTGTCGCTGGCCAGCTTGATTTTGTCGAATACATGAAAGATAATTATGGCATCAAGCTACATACGATTAACGGTGCGATTACCGATAAGTTTGACATTGTTGACGAAAAGCTATATACGTTCTTCTTACTAAAGTGGAAATGAATGAGAATTGATTCTGACATTGATATTGATTTGGGAGACCGCGACAAGCTGTTAGCGGTCATCAAGCATATCCCTGCGTCTATGCGGAATGTCAATCCAATTCGTAAGCATCCAACTGGTGTTTATATCACTGACATACCCTACGATCCTATGTATGACATGTCTTCTCTGCACTATGCAGAAGCAGAAAACAGAGGATACTTCAAGCTAGACTTGTTGAACGTGCATGTCTATAGTCAAGTCAAGGATGAAGAACATCTATTGCGTCTGATGCGGGATCCAGATTGGTCTGTGCTGAAAGACAAGGCAACAGTAGAACAGCTAATTCACTTGGGTAACTCGTATGATCTAATACGTAGAATGCCGGAGCCCATAGACAGCATCCCTCGTCTTGCTATGTTTCTTGCAGCAATTCGCCCTGCCAAACGTCATCTTCTCGGCAAGAAGTGGAAAGAGATTAACGAGACTGTCTGGGATAAGGATCAGTCCGGGTACGCATTCAAAAAAAGCCATGCAATTAGTTACAGTCAACTCGTAGTAGTACACATGAATCTTTTAAAAGAGAACACTAATGAAAGTAGCTAAGTTGCTAGGAAAGATCGACGTTACGGTAAGATCATTGACGCTACTAACAGTAGTTAAATGGTTAGGAACGATCGGAGTTATTGTCGCAGCTATTCTTCGTGCGTTTGGTTACCACGTTGAAGACATGATTGTTGGGTCCATCGGAACCGCGCTGTGGGCGTATGCTGCATATAAAGGAAGAGACACTGCACTATTAACCTGCAATCTCTTTATTCTCACTGTGTTAATTTATGGAATTGTGAAAGGCGTCGGCGCGTGAAAATTATCCATGTTAATCGACAGCACATTGCTATGAACGCAAAGGATGGTAAGAATCGTCCTGTCTATACTATCAAAAACAAGGGGAAGACCTTGTATGCCCGTGAGGTCATCATTAATGGTCCCAGCAAGCTAGTCTACAACGGTGATCAATTGAAATGCGGCGCAAGAGCGTGGATTGAAACCGACAGTGACGTTGAACTAGTAGACGAAATGACATTCAAAGAAGTGAGGACTACATGAATTTAGAATTACTCAAAGAAAACGACCCACAGTTACTAGAAGTTTCCGACCTCTGGGATTTTGAAGTCGACGGTGATCCTACTGAACTTGTCACAGCTATGGCAAAGTTTATGACTGCTAACGGCGGCGTTGGGCTTGCTGCACCTCAGGTCGGTATCAAGAAGCGCATCTTCATCATGGGCAACTTCACCAAGTTAGTTGCTTGCATCAATCCTATGATTGTGTCGCTATCCGAAGATAGATTGACTGATCTTGAAGGATGTCTTTCGTTCCCCGATTTGTTTATGAAGGTCAAGCGTTCGTCTTCTTGCATAGTTCAATACTATAGCACCGAAGGGATCAAGTTTGAGCGTGAATTGACTGGAATGGAATCTCGGGTATTCTTGCACGAGTTTGATCATTTAATGGGTGTAACATTTGATCAACGTGCAGGTGATACTACATTGATGATGGCTAAAGAAAAACGTAAGAAAGAACTAAAGAAGAAGTCTAGGGCATCCGCTTAACTAGCGTAATTGATCTTCGCTTTGTTCTCTTCTTAGTAAAGTCCGTCATGCTTACGATTGGTCCGTGAAGTACAGCTAAGCTCTTATTGTTGAAGGTCCTGATAAAGGGCTTGAATATAGCCCAGTCATCTTTTAGAAACAAATTGATGGGTATTGTTCTATTGGATTCCCACCACCATACCTCTCCCAATTCTAAGAACTTAGCCTTAAGCTCAGCAGGGACAATCGCACCGTAATCGTACATAGTAGTAACTAGGTCGTCTCGGTTTTGAATGATACCTACGTAGTCTTGACTGGCATAGGAACAGATAGAAATGAAAGGGTGATTCTCACTAAGTTTTCTGAAAAATTCGTTGTGCATATCTTACTTTATTTAGTTTTGGAAACCCAAAGGTAATTTTTAATATTAGTCAACAAGATGCGATAGGATGATAAATACAAGATAATAGGGATAGCAGCATTGCATGGCTTACAGTACACAAGTTTTCATTTACACGCAGCGTCAGATTGTTGTTCTCCTTTCAGGATATTCACCGAGAGCCTATATGCCACAGTATGCTAAAACACTAACCCTAAATAAGGGCGTAGACAATCAGATTCAGTTTCAGTTCTTAAATCAAGAGCAGAAGCCAGTGGACATTACTGGAAAGGTCATCACTTTCAGACTTATCAATTATGACGGGTCTGAGGTGTTACTGAACAAGGCATTAACCTTGCAGTTACCGCTCACCGGTATTGCTGTATTGAACGTAAGTCCTGCTGAGATTGAAGGCATTGACCCTCAAAAAGCACACTACTCTCTTGAGATTCCAGTACAAGAATTCGACTATCCTGTGTTCGTTGATCAAAATGCGGGTGCAAGAGGCGATATGAATATCGTTAATTCGGTCCTTCCTTCCTTCGTACCTTCTTCTACTGTTACTATTCCTACTGGACAGGCTTTCCCTAATCTGAGTCAAGCTAACCTAGACTATTTCGGTAACGGACAGTATTTGGAATATCATACGAGTCCTATCTACACTAACAACAATCCTGTGTTGAGCATTCAAGCTCGTTATACTGATTATTACGGTAACGTGTTGATCGAAGGTTCTTGTCAGCCTGACGTAGACTGGTATCCTATCGAGGCACAGGTTGATCTAGCTAACGTAACTGAAACCGTAGGATATGTCGTCAGAGGATTTCACCCCTTCGTTCGCATGACATTCACTAGCAACGCCGGCGCCGTTACAAACATTTTGTCCCGTTAATTAACCGTAACACTTGATTTTTATGTCAAGCATGTTATAATGACTCATGTTTGATATCCTATCTATCATTCCGGGAAAGAAGAAAAGTACGAGCAGCGGTTGGACTAGTTTCAACGCCCCGTGCTGCCATCATCGTGGGCATAAGCAAGATAAGCGTATGCGCGGCGGCGTCAAGTCGAACGGGGAAAATTGGTCTTATCACTGCTTCAACTGCAACTTCAAGTGCGGCTTCGCTTTGGGTAGACAGCTTACCGGCAACACTAAGCTGCTATTGAAATGGATAGGTGTCGATGAGAACCAGATAAACAAGTGGAATCTAGAAAGTCTACAACATAAAGACTTACTAGACTTGACTAGGGTGATCAAGCAAAAGAAGAAGGTCAAGTTTGAAGAAGTAGAACTTCCCGAGGCTGATCTTATCGACGCACGTAATCCTGATCATGAAGTATTCATAGATTATCTAGCAGCACGTGGGTTGCACTACGCCGACTTTCCGTACATGGTAACACCGAATGAAGAAGGTAGAAACTCTAACAGGGTCATCATACCTTTTACATTCAACAATAAGATAGTAGGAAGCACGAGCAGGTATCTAGACAATCGGACCCCGAAGTTCATATCGGATCAACAGTCCGGTTATCTATTCGGTTATGATTTTCAAAAGCCGGAGTGGGAGTGCTGTATCGTAGTAGAAGGCATATTTGATGCGCTGAGCATCAATGGGTGTGCGTTGACTACGAACACTATAGGTGAGACACAAGCTGACTTATTGAGAAACCTAAACAAGACGATCATCGTTGTTCCCGATCAAGATAAGACTGGATTAGCAATATGTGATCAGGCTCTGGAATTGGGATTTCAGGTCAGCTTACCTGACTGGGGGCCAGACGTAAAAGACGTTAATGATGCTGTAGTAAAATACGGCAGACTTCCGACACTACTAAGTATATTGCAGTCCGCGACGAACAGTAAGATTAAGATTCAGATAGCGAGGACAAAACTTGATAAAAGAATATAATACAGACGTACAGGCTTTGTTCTTGAGGATGATGGTAACTAACGCGGAGTTGTATACTCGTGTTATGAACATCATGAATGCGGAAAACTTTGATAGAACGCTTCGTCCAGTCGCGGAGTTTATGGTAGAGCATACTACGAAGTATAGTATTATGCCCGATCCGATCCAGATCAAAGCGACGACAGGGGTTGAAGTCGAAGCTATCCCCGAACTCGACGAAGGGCATTATGACTGGTTCTTAGAAGAATTCGAACAGTTCACTAAACGTCAGGAGCTTGAACGAGCTATTCTTAAAGCAGCAGACTTGCTGGAGAAGGGTGACTTCGATCCAGTTGAGAAACTAATCAAGGACGCGGTTCAAATCTCGCTACAACGTGACATGGGCACAGACTACTTTGCTGATCCTAAAGAACGTCTCAACAAGTATTTCAATCAAGGCGGACAGGTTTCAACCGGTTGGCCACAGCTTGATCGTGTCATGTATGGCGGCATGTCTCGTGGCGAACTGAACATCTTTGCAGGTGGTTCGGGTTCTGGTAAGTCGTTGGTCATGATGAACATCGCACTTAACTGGTTGAAGCAAGGCTTGAGTGGAGTCTACGTGACTCTTGAACTTTCAGAAGAATTGACTTCTTTGCGTACTGACGCCATGCTTACTAGCATGAGTACGAAGGACATTCGTAAGAACCTTGATGATGCTGAATTGAAGGTCAAGATGGCTGGCAAGAAGATGGGTCAGTATCGTGTGAAGGGTCTTCCTGCACAGTCTAACGTGAATGCGATTCGAGCATACATCAAGGAAGTACAGATTCAGACTGGCATCAAGATCGACTTTGTGATGATTGACTATCTTGATCTGGTCATGCCGGTCAGTATCAAGGTCAATCCAAGCGATCAGTTCATCAAGGACAAGTATGTTTCAGAAGAACTCCGAAATCTTTCTAAAGAGCTAGGTGTTCTAATGATTACTGCCTCTCAGTTGAATCGTTCAGCAGTCGAAGAAATCGAATTCGATCACAGTCACATTGCAGGTGGTATCTCTAAGATTAACACTGCTGACTATGTGTTCGGTATCTTTACGTCTAGGTCTATGCGTGAGCGCGGCAAGTATCAGATTCAGTGCATGAAGTCTCGTAGTTCTACGGGTGTAGGAATGAAGATCGACCTAGAGTATAACATCGAGACTATGCGTATCACCGATGATGATCCGGATGGCGACAAGAACACTCAAGCAACCCCATCTCAAATAATGGATAAGATCAGGACTACTAGTCAAGTAGGATCAGTGAACGATGCTGTGCAGGGTGCGATAGATCAGACAGAAAGACCAGTAGTAGTAGATGCACAGTCAGCTAAACTCAAGTCATTGTTGAACTCTCTAAAGAAATAATTTCAAGTTCTTAGACTAAATAAGACTATAGGATCCTTAAACTATGCAAAAAAAGACTAAGAGCCTTTTAGAAGAACTACAAGCGTACGGTGATACTCGTGACATTTCCCATGTCATTGAGAGCCGGGCGTCGAATGTCATTGCCAGCGCAATTCATCTTGTTGAGTTGATGCAAAAACACTATTCTTCTGAGAAGGCTGAACTTCTTGAAAAGAAGCTCTTAAGTGCTATCAAGAGTAAGGACCAAGCAAGATTCTCTAAGAGCTTGAGGAAAAAACATGAAGATTAGTGAACTCAAAAACCCACAACTTAATGAAGGAGCTCTGGGCGAAGACCTTGATGTATACTCGGCCGGTCTTAAGAGCATGTTCAAGCCGGGGGTGACTCAACAAGCTCAACTACAGTCTGATCTGTTCCTTAAAGACTTTGTTGCTGATGCAATTGTTTCCTTGCAAAATGCAGTTAAATCAGGTATAGTTGTTCCGGGTGCGGCCGCTCCGGTTGGACAGAACACGATGCAACCGAAGACTACTCCTGTTGGAAAGAATGCGGCTTTGACTGAACCTTATGAAAATCTTAAAGGACAAATGCGTCGGCTCCAACCGAAAACCGGAGCAAAGCCTCTTCCAGATAACTTTGCTACGGAACTGAATATTGACATGGCTAAACTAGCTAAAGGTGATAAAGAGAGCGGGACTCGTGCTGCAAACAAGATTCTTAAGTTTGCTAACGCCGGATATGACGTAAGTGAACTCGCTCCGATTTGGAATGCAAGTAGTAAAGCTGGCGAAAGATTCTTAACGCAGAGCGTATATCGTGCAATTACTAATATGCTCAGAGAACAAGGGCTAGCATGGGATAATTTAGGTCTTCGAATTCGTCTTTACGAAGGTGCTGGCAATTCAGGTGTGTTCTTAAGCCGTTGCAATCCAATCCCAGTTGCAACGCCTGAATTCAAGAAAATGGACCTCATTTTTGAAGGAATTGTTACTGAACTATTTGAGGGACAACCCGGTGAAGGTGCTCAAAGTCTTTCTAGATATATGATGGACTGGTTTAGTCAATGGATGCAAGGAGTTAATTGGAGTGGGAGAAAGCCACAAGTGCAATCTTTGATTAGCGCAATCGAAACTAGTTATCCAACGGGTAACTGGAAGGGAGCAATCCAGCAGTTAGCTAAGGCAGCATACGCAATCTCGGCTGCAGGATCAACCTCACCAAAAGGCTTAGCTAATGCGACGTCCAGCAAGGGCGCCGGCAAAGTAGCGGCTGACGCTATAACAGACTTTGGTGTAGGCGGCGCAGCTAAGCCAAGGCAAACATCTGCGGCGCAAGGCGCCGATGCAGAAGAAGAACTAAAAGCTCTAGCTAGGGCTAATCCAAACTTAGCACAGAAATATAATATTAAACCATAGAGGTTAGCACCCAAAACCGACTTTTTTTCATCCTAGCATAAATAAATGTATGAGACAATGATCTCACACATTAAAAGGAAAATTAAAATGGCACAATTTACAAAAACAAACGGTGACTATCTACCAGTTCTACGCTTAGACGCAGCAGCATACACTAACTCAGGTCTGAACGCGATTCAATCAGGCGCAACTGTTCAGCCACAGGGTCCAAAGCTCGACTTCTTCACGATCTCAGCAGCTAGCACAACTGGTTTCACTGGCGCACAAGTGAACGTAATGGTTCAAACAGTTCAGCAGCTTGCAACTGTTTACATCTATGAGTATACTGACACTTCTACTGATACTGTTGCATTCGCTGTTTACCCAACTGGTTCATGGGCAGTAGACAACTCACTCGGTGCAAGCTCAAACGTTGTTGCTGCTATTAATGCAGCATTGACAGCAGCCGGCGTTGCAAACACAACAACTGGTTCAGCAAGCGCATCTTTCACTAACTAATAGTTAGTAAATCTACTACAACAAGACCCGGGGGTATTAATTTATCCTCGGGTTTTTTTGGCTCTAAATACTAAAATGCATCGCCTGTGTTGTTATACTCTTTTTGACATAACCCAGACTGGGGTGATGAATCGCTCCAAACCAAATCAGGACGATATTGAGGGGTGGTTGCGAAAGCGCAACACTCAGTGTAATTTTGATACCATATTACAGGTGATTTCTATGCGTTCTCAGCCTGAAGTCGTTAGATTCCCCGCTAGAATAGAAATGACTGATCATGAATTCAATCTCTTTGGATTTCTCTACACTCCAAACGAAGATACCATTAGCTATTGCTGGAAATTTGAATTTGAAGTTCAACACACTAGCGTATTTGATAAAGGGACAGAACCTTTAGGGTCACTGTATAGTGACTGCAACGGTGTTCCGATGATACTTTGTCCAAACCAAGTAGGTAATTTACCTACTTATATGGATACTACCGAAGAGCTAAAAAACATTTATTTTGAGGTAAGGTAATGAAAACTGAAATCAAGCTAAATCAATTTTTCGAAGACGAGTTGAAGTCTGATCTTAAAGAAGTATTGATTACTAAGGATCAAACCGGCAGATATTCTCTGTTTGGAAAATACACTATTGTACCTACTAATCAAGGATGGCTTAAAGTTTTTAGTAAAGGTGTCACGATTGAGTTTGAAACTATACGTAATGCAGTAGCCTGGTGCACCTTGCATCATGCGGGCAAGACACGAGAAGCCAACAGGGTGCAAGCCTTAGACTTACAGTTGTCTAGCATTTATACTGAGTTGCTAATACATAGACAACTGTTGCGTAAACATTTGGGCCAAGATTCTAAATGGCTTTACGTGGTCAAGTTGCAAGAAGGTACTCGAAAGAGAAGGCAAATCCTAGACGAGATCAAATCTTATATAAATAGTTCTAAGATGATACAGACTAGCAAGTTTAATCGGACTAACCAAACAAAACTTAGATGTCTGTGATAAATACATTATCAAAACGGAAGAGCCAACTATGAAACTTAATGATTTAGATAACAAGAATGTTGCAGCAAGGGCACTGAAGGAAAACTTCGCTCTTGGGGTTGATGTATCTGCATTGGATGGCCCGCGCGCCCGTGCTATGCTGAACAAAGTAACTAACTTGCTCAGAGAGTCAAAGAAGTCATCAAACTTCTATAAGACTCAGAATAATCCCGCATATCTGAAGGCGTTGTTCATGGAACAGGCTCTAACTCAACATCTCAGAACTATCAAGACTCCTCGCATTGTCTTTGAAAACGAAGAAGTAGAAAAGTCACAGGTTATCCTTGCTGCACAAGACATGGTTGATTCAATTCAGAAGATGTATGAAGACGCCAATGACATGCTTGTTAAAGAACTTCCTGCTCTTGTCGATTCGATCCAATCAGAAATCGGTGTCAACGAAAGCACTCAATTCAACGGACAAGTGTCAGGTTCTCTAGCTGCTCTTAATACTACACTATTAGAAACTAAAAACGCCCTACAAGCTGCACTGAACGGCATCACAGGACAAGCCGACTCTGGCTTCGATTCTGGTTTTGATAGTGTCGAAGATGAAATGGATGTAGATGCAGCAGCGGGCGCAGATGCAATGGCTGAACTTCCGCCTGCTCCGGAAGAACTTCCGCCTGCTCCGGAAGAAGAACCAGACATGCAGACAGGTAGTGTTGGCCGCGCAAAGCGATAACAATGCGCCTCTTTGAATTCGACGAAGACAACGTTACTGTAGTAAAGATTGTCGCCCTTACCAATCAATTGAAAAATGATTTGGAAAACGGAGAGATCGGAGACGATTATACTGTGGATGAGCTTTTGGATTACTTCCAGGATTACGACGTTATCCTAGATGTCAATGATCTATACAATATGATCAAGACTCCCCCGCTCAAAGGGGTGATTAAGAATATTCAGGGTGACCGCGTAGTGTTCAAAGGTCAAAAAGAAGACACAATAGATAAACCAGCCACTCCAGACAACGATAAGACAGTTGCAAATATGGCTAAACGTGCGTTGAAAACTTAACCAATTCATTTGACTCTTTAACTAGCTGTGCTATAATAATATATGGCTATAACAAATAAGTTTCCGTATCAACAATTAAACAAAGTAAACATCGACGGTTCTCGCAGATATATCACTCCTGACGGGTTCAAAGTTCCTAGTGTAACGACAATCCTAGATGCAACTAAGTCAGAAGAATCTAAGCAAGCATTAGAAAACTGGCGAAAGCGAGTTGGTCACAAAAAAGCTCAGGAGATCACCACTGAGGCAGCAGGTCGAGGAACCCGCATGCACAAGTGGATCGAAGACTTCATCCGAGAAGACAAACGCGGAGAACCCGGAAGCAATCCTTACAGTCAGCAGAGCCATCTGATGGCTACTCAAATCATAGAGAAGGGCTTGCCCAAATGCGATGAGTTTTGGGGTACTGAAGTCTCTTTGTATTTTCCCGAAGTCTATGCAGGAACCACAGACTTGTGCGGAATACATGACGGCGATGAAGCTATCATGGACCACAAGCAATCAAACAAAGTAAAGAAGCGAGAATGGATTGACGATTACTTTGTACAGACAT